GGCGGCCTCGGCCGACTCAATCGGCACGAACTTGCCGGGGGCCGTGTCGCCGGGCGCGAAGGCGCCGGTGCGGTAGATGGTGCCGGCCGGCGTGGGGCTGCCGTCGTACACGGCCACCAGCTTTTGGTTGTGAATGACGGGGCTGGTGGGGGTGGCGCGGTAAAACTCTACCTGCACGATGGTACCGGTGCAGCAGGTGAGGTAATTCAGGTCCTGAAAGGTCGTGCCACCGTACAGCGCTGGGGCCTCGGCGCGGGTCATGCACAGCACTTCCTTGAGCAGGCTGGGCGCTTCGTTGGGCCCGCGGCCGACGACCTGGTGCAGCACGCCGCGCAGGACGGACGGGGTAATCTTACTGGTGGTATTGTCGGGTAGTTGCGCGTCGATGACGCTGTTCAGGTCTGCCATAGCGCTATTAATTGAAGCCGTTGGAGAAGCCGTCCGAGAAATTGCGGGGGGCCGCCGCGCTGCCCACCGGCACTATCTTGGCGCTAATCAGTCCGCGCCCGCTCTGGCCGAACGTGCCATCGGTCCAGACGCGCAGCGGGTCGGTGGGGTCGTACACCACCCGGTAGAAGTGCACGCCGTCCGGGTCGTTACTCACCCAGATGGTGGTGCCCTGGGCCATCGTGTCGCCCTTCAGCTCGCTCATGGCGGTGGCGTTAGGGTATTGCGGAAATAGCTGCTGCTGCTCGGCGCGGGTGCGAAACTCCACCGATTTATAGAGGCTCGGCAGGTCGTTGGCATTGACGCCCAGCGTGGCTAGAAAAGCCGCCAGCTGCTCCAGCGTCACGCGCTTGTTTTGCAGACTGCCATTGGGCCCCGTTTTGGTTTCCACCTCCAGCAGGCCCCCCGGCAGCTCCGTCTTGGGAGCCGTCACGCTGGGAAGGTCGGAGATATAGTATGCCTGCGTTGCCATGCCCCGAAGTTCCGGCCCGCCTCAGGCCGCATTGGCCCCGGCGCGGGGGAAGACGGGGGAAAGCTGCCTAGTGCCGCACGCGCACGCCGCCCCCGTGCACGCGCCGGGCATAGTGGCTGTAGCGGTTCAGGGCGTAGGGATAGGCCTGGTGGGTGATGCGCACCCCCTCGGGCTGGTCGAGCAGCGGGTCGTGAATGTCGGCGCCGGGCCCCACCTCGACGAGCGACACCTCGCTGCGGGCCAGCCGCAGGCTCCAGGCTGTGGCGCCCACGGCAAAGCGGCGGCCCGGCACGTCGAAGGGCGTGTCGAGGCTGTCGAGCAGGTAGGGCGGGCCCAGGCCATCGTGCTTGAGCACGCCGGTCAGCAGCCGGCTCGGCCCCTGGCGCAGGGCCAGCGCGTCGTAGACGTTGGCCTCGAAGAGAGGCGCCGGCTGCTTGTCGATTTTGCGCGCCCAGGCCGTCGTGGGGGTACCATCAACCAGGGCCACGGCCTTGCTGAAGGCGTGGCGGTTGCCGGCGAAAAGACCGGCGGCCAGCGGTACGTCGGGGTGGTACACGGCCAGGGCCTCGGTGGGGCGCACCGTGCCGGCTGGCCCGTCGGCGCGGAAGTTGTCGGCCGCGTCCCAGGTAGCTTGCTGAGGGCGCAGCTCGATGGCAACGGAAGTAAGCAGCAGCCGGCCACTACTGGAGTTGTTGGCCGGTAGCTCCTGAAAGTAGGGGTCGTTGGCCTGGCCCGTGGGAGCAACAAAGTAATGCGGCGCCATGATGGCCTTCGACTGGAACAAGCGATACACCCCCGTGCCAAAGTCGTGCTTGAGCACGTCGCCCAGGTCAATGCCCTGGCTGTCGTTGGGGTCGTAGCGCCGGGCCGTGGTGAGCAGGTCGGCATTGTCGGCGTACCAGGGGTAGAGGCGCAGCACGGCGGCCGTGGTGCCGGCGGGCATGTCCGGCAGCGGCACGGTCATGACGGTGTCCTTGGCCGTGAGATTGGCGGCCAGCTCGAAGGTGGCCACGGCCGGCGCCGCGGGGGGCTGGCCATCTACCAGCACCTCGTAGCGCAGGTAAGCCTTCTTAGCTGTACCCGCCACGGCGGGGTAGACTCCCGTTTGCAGGTAGTCGGCCGGAATGAGCTTGCCGCTGATGGTCAAGTAAGCGGGGCAGGCCTCGGGCGCCGCCACCAGGGGCAGGGTCGGGCTGTCGAGGTAGCGGGCCGTTTCGGCCCCGTTGTAGGTGGCGCTGCGCGGCAGCTGCGTGGCGTAGGCGTCGCCCTTGTCGCCGGCCCGCACGAGTACGAGCGGGAAGGTGCCGCCCGGCTGCCAGCCGGCGATGGGGCGCAGCTGGCTGCCATCCTCTAGCCAGCTGTTGGCGTCCGAGAAGGCGTCGCCCGCCGGAAAGGCGTTCTTACGCCAGCCGGCGTCGGTGGTGCCGGCCAGCGACTTCCAGCCAGGGCGCAGCTGCTGCTGCTGGGCGGCCGTGACCCAGCCCCACCCACGCTCCAGCGACCGCGGCATAAGGGTGCCGGCGGGGGCGCTGGCCTTGACCGCTGGCTGTCCCGTGCCGGCGGGCAGGTAGGCCCGGCCGGGCGCCTCTGCCAGCATCTCCAGCGGGCTGCGCACCTGCCACTGGCCGGCGCGCTGGCAGAGCGTGCCGCCCAGGGCCTGCGCCAGCCCCTCCACTACCGTGCGGTCGTCGAGGGGCTCCTTTTTGCTGCTGTCCCAGTAGCCGGCGCGCTCGGTGGTCGCCAGCAATTCGGGCGCATCGGCGTCGCTCATGTCGGTGCTGCGCCGGTTCACAAACAGGCGCAGGGGCACGGCTACCCCGCAGCGGCTCAGGGCGCAGAGCAGGGTATTAAGCCAGGGCCGGCGGCCTTGCAGGCGCTGGCCGATGTGGCCCAGGAAAGAGGTGTCCTTCAGCCCCGCCAGCCCATCGGTGGCTGTGAGCGTGACGGGCAGCAGCCCGCCCAGCAGGGGCTCGTGGTAGATGTCGGGCTGCACGTAGCCGCGGAATTGCAGCTTGTCGTCGTAGTACACGTCGCAGCGGCAGGCCCGGTCATCGTTGACCACTACCTGCTCCAGGGTGCCAGGCAGCACCAGCAGGCTCAGTTCGCAGGCCGTGCCCACCACGGCCGGCAGGTCGCCCTGCCCGCCCAGGCTGCCGCTCAGGCCATCGGACTTGAGTACCACCGGGTTGCTACCGCTGCCCGTAATGGCCTCCACGGCCCCGGTGTAGTCGCGCAGCCACAGCTCCAGGCGGCAGGCCACGCCGGCCGGGTCGCTGAAAGCGAGCTGCCAGCGCCGGCCGTAGCGCAGCTTGAGCGAGAACGGCACCGCTAGGGTCTTGCCGGCCGCATCGGTCACGGTCACGGTGTAGGAGCCAGCGGCCAGGCCGTCGAAGCTGCCGGTGGTATTGTCAGCGTGGCCAGCCAGCGAGAACGTGATGGGCAGGGCCGTGGCATTCACTTCTACCAGCACCCCGCCGTTTTGCTCGGCGCTGCTGTCGGGGTTGAACAAAATCAGGTTGTCCAACTCCAGCTTGGCGGCCGCCGTCGCGGCCTGGGTGGTGTGCACGTCGCTGAAGTAGACCGAGCTGTTGCCGTCGGCGTAGACCGTGCGAAACGTGACGCCATCGGTCAGAAAAAAGCCGTCGAGTACGTCCCCCTTCTGGCGCTCGTTGTGGTAGCCGTCCTGGCCTCCACCTTGGTAGGTGTGGCTTTCCACCGCCAGGGTGTTGGTATTCCAGATAAGGCGCGTACCCGTGCCGCTGTCGGCATCGCCGTAGTAGTCCTCCTGAATAACGCGCCCGTAGGGAATGCCGTTGCCGGCCGTGATGCGGAAGCTGCCGCTGGCCTGGCAGCCCAGCGCGTCGGTGATGGCCACCGTGTAGCCGCCCTCCGCCAGGTTGTAGAAGCGGAGGGGGTAGATGGCATCGTGCGCCGTCGCGCTCTTCGTGTAACTGTTGGGCCCACTCACCACGAGATGGTAGGGCGGCGCCCCGAGCATGGCCGTGATGTCGGTGGCGGCCTCGCTGGTGCCGGGCGCCGTGGTTTCGCCGGGGTTGGGGTCAATCAGGGGCGTGGTAAGCGTGCAGGTAGTACTGCCACCCCCACCGCCCGCCCCGGTGCCTGCTACGCGGGTGGTGCGCACCTGCCCGTTGCCCGCGTAGTAAAAGGCTTTGTAGCCGCCACTGGTCCCGAGCGCGACCCGCTGCACCTCCGTGGTGGTAGCCAGGTCGAACGGGTTATTAGTCGCCGTGGGCTCTTGGGTGTGGTAGTACGTGCGGGCGGTCGTGTCCCAGTAGTCGGTAGTGGCCACGTAGGCCAGGCCCGTGCTGTCGGGGTTGGAAATAAGAACGCGCCGCAACAGAATGTAAGCCATGCCCGAAGTTCCGGCCGGGTCGGGAGCAGACAGGTCGGAAGCGGGGGAAAGCGGGGGAATGGGTAGATTGTTCGCCCTAGCTTGTGCGCTGCACCCGGTAGTCCTGCGCGCGCCCCACGGCCACCAGGTCCGGCCCCCGCAGCTTGAACTCGGCGATGACTTTTACCGTCTGCTGGCTGCTGTTCTGGCCCACGTTGGGGGTATTGGGAGTGGGCAGGCTGCCAGCCCCTGCGCCGGACTTGCCCAGGTTTGCCGCTGCCCCCTTGGCAATGCCGCCGATAGCCAGCAGGCCGATGCCAGCGGCAATGGCTCCCACGCCCGTGAAGGTGGCCAGGCTCACCTTCAGCGCCTCAATGCCTAGCCCGCTGGCCAGCAGAATGCCACCCAGTTCGGTGGCGACCGTGCCCACGGTACTAAGCAGCGTTTGCAACAGGGCATCGCCGATGCTTTGTGTGCCGCTGAGCGCATCGCTAAAGGCGCTGGAAATGCCACTGGCCAGGTCCATGATACCCGCTTTCACTACCTGGGTAGCGGCGTTGTTGACGGCCATTTGCGCACTGAGCGTTTGCCACTGCGCCGACAGGGCCTGCACGGCCGGGTCGAGGGGGCTGATGCCCGTGGCCAGCAGGCTTTGCAGCGCCGATTGCAAGGTGCTCACGTTGGTCCCCACCTGGTCGAAGGAGTTGCCGAATACCAGCGAAGCATTGGCCGCGTCGGTAAAGCCTTTCTGAATGCCGAGCGTGGCGTTGAGCACGTCGCTACTGAAATCGGTTTTCAGCGGCGTGAGCCGGTAGGGCACGCTCACCGGGTGAGCAGCAAATTCCTCTCCCAGCAGCTGGGCCGTCTGGGCGCCGTACTTCTCCCCGTTGGTGGCGCCCAGCTTCACGGAGGCCACCACGTTAAATTCCAGGTTGCTGCTGGCCTGCAACCGGGCCAGACCCTGCTGCAAGGTGAGCGCCTCGGTGGCAAACGCCTGAAACGCCTTCGAGGCCGGCGATACGCCCGCTTCCAGCAGGCGCTTGAGGCCGCTTTCCAGCGTTTGCACGCGGCGGGTTACGGTGTCGAGGCCTTCGGCGGGGCGGGCCAGCACGTTGTCGAGCACCGAGAGGGCGGCCAGCTCGGTGCGCAGCTTGGCCAGGGCGTCGGCGGCCTTGCGGCTGGCCTTGTCCTGGCCTTCGAGCGCCTTGATTTGCTTTTCGAGCGTGGCAATGAGCTGGTTGTCGGCCGTGATGGCGGCCACGGTCGTCTCGTTTTCGCGCTGCTCCTTTACCTCTTTCAGCCGCTCGCGCAGCTCGGCCAGCAGGCCCACGGTGCGGCCCAAACCCAGCCCGACGCTCGTGAGCGCGCCGGCCAAGCTGGCATCGACCTCCACTAGCCCGCCAGTGCTGGCCTTCAACTCATCGACCAGCTGCCGCTGCTTGAGAAACTCAATGTTGGCCGTGGCCAGGTCGGCCTGCAAGGCCAGCACGGCCGCGCTACCGGCCCGGTACGTCTCCACGCTACCGCCGCCCGCATCCAACACATCGACCTTGATGGCGCCGGTCTGGTTGAACTCGTCGGCCTGCGCTTTGAGCACCTGGTACTTGGTGGCCAGCTCGGCCAGCTTCTGGCTGGCGGCCGGCAGGTTCAGGGCGGCCTGCGCCGATTTCTGGGCTTGCAGGGCCTGGGTAAACTCGGTGACGGCCCCCGCGCTGATGGCCGTGGCCGTGCCGTAGGCGTCGATGGCCGTGGTAGCGCCGGGCACGGCCGCCGCCAGCTGCTTGATGATGCTCGTCAGCTCAGCCTGCTCGGTAGCGGTGAGCGTGGTTTTGGCGCTGAGCTCGTTGTAGCGGGCCAGCAGCGGGTTGATGGTGGCCGTGAGCTTATCGGTTTGCTGCGCCTGCTCCTGGTAGGCCGAAAGCGCACGGTCGCTGGCCGTGGCGGCGGCATAGATGCCTATGCCCAGCGCGGCCACGGCCGCGATAGCCAGGCCCACCGGCCCGGTGAGGGCCGCCAGCGCGGCCCCCACCACCGGCACCACGCTGCCCAGCGCGGCGAAGCCGGCCGTGAGCGCCGGCAGGGCCGCGCCCAGCGTGCCCACGGCCACCAGTACCGGGCCGGTGGCGGCCACCAGGCCCGCAAAGACGACGATGGCCTGCTGCGTGCCCGGAGCCAGGTTGGCGAAGGCGTCGCCGACGGCCGTGATTTCCTCCCCCAGCTTTTGGCCCAGGGCCTGCAAGTTGAAGGCCTTGGCGATGCCGTCGCCGACCTTGGCGCTGGCTACCAGCAGGGCATCCATATCGTTCTCGTACACGGCTTTCAGCCCGCCCGTTACCTGCGGCAGCTTGGCCAACTCGTCGGTGAGCACCGCGATAAAGTCGGTGCTGCTCTGGCCCTGTTTTTTGAGGCTGGCGCTGATAGTTTCCGAATCGACCGTGCCGTAGAGCGTTTGCAGGGCGGTGGCCACGGCCGGCGCCGCCTCGATGATGGGGCGCAGGTCCTGGGCCAGTACCTTGCCCTTCGCGCTCAGCTGGGCCAGCTGCACGGTCACGCGGTTGAACTCGTCCTTGCCCCCGCCGGTGGTGGCGATGGCGTTGGCGAAGGCCGCGATGCTCTTGGCCGACTGCTCGGCCGAGATGCCCACGGCCCGCAGGCGCACGTCGGCCTGCTCAGCGCCCTCCAGGCCCAGGCCGGGCTGGCGGGCAATGACCTGCAACTCCTGAATGCGCTTGCCCGTAGACTCGGCCGCCAGCCCCATGGCCCCCAGGCCCGTAACGCCCTGCTTGGCCAATTCCTGGGTGCTGATGGCATTCAGGCCGTTCTTCAGGGTTTCGAGCTTGGCCGAGGCTGCTACGGAGGCCCCGCCCAGCAGGGCCAGCGGGGCGCTCACGTAAGTGGTCAGGCTCTGGCCGATGTCCTTCAGCCCTTCGCTGAACTGCACCAGGCCCTTCAGCTCGCGGCGGGCCTGCGCCATCGCGGCGCGGAAACCAGAGATTTCCGCGCCGAGCACTACACTTACACTAGCTAAAATATCAGACATACAGGCTTAGTCTAGGGCCGCAATGCGGGCAAATTCTTCTTCACTCATCGCGCCCGTAGCGAGCGGGCCGTCCCCGGGCAGGGGCAGCATTTCTTCGGGGCTGATGGCGGGGTTATCGCCCCGATTCACATTGCGCAGGACCGTGCCCAGCCAGCGGGTGCGCTGCCAGGCCGCCAATTCCTGCCGTTCGGCCTGCTGCTGGCGCCGCACGTAGCCCTGGGCCATGTAGTCGAACTCGGCCAGCGTGAGGGTCCAGAACTCATCGGGGCGCAGGCCCAGCTCGCCAAGCGCTAGGCCGAGGTAGTGGTGCCACTCGCGGGCAGCGGCTTCGGGCGCAAGGCTTGGCTCTTGGCGGCTACCTGCTTGCTCAGGGCCGCCAGCAGAGGGTTTACCACCGTCACGGCTTCGGTAATGGCCTCGGCCACGGTAGTGGCTTCCGTAGGGCTCATGGCGTCGAGCAGGTCGGCGGCATCGTCCTGGCTGAAGGTGGCCTGGCCGGGCACGAAGCGCCGCACGGCACAGGTCAACAGGCTGGTCAGGGCCTCGGCGTAGTCTTCGGTGAGCAGCTGGCCGAAGTCGCTGGGCGCGCGGCCGGTGAGCTTGCTCCAGTCGCGCAGCACGTTCAGGTTGAACTTGACCGGGTGGGCCACGCCCAGCACGGTAAGCAGGACTTGGCCGCGGGCAGTGTTGGGGAGGGTGTTGACTTCCATGAGTAGAGAAAGGAATGGGTTTCGCCCAAAAAGCCCAGCCGGAAGCCGACTGGGTTTTCTGGACATGGATAGCTACCTTTTTTAGCTGGTGAGGCTCTTGACCAGTTCCCCGCTGCCTTGCAGGCTCACCGCGTAGGTGGCCAGGCCCTTCTGCTGGCCCTTGAAGTCGGACTTGGTGATGAAGCAGCTGCCCGAGTAGCGCGCCCGGCCCGTGCCGGTGCCCAGCGTGAAGCTTACTTTCAGCATCGTCTGGTTGAGCTGCAAATCGACCATATTCTCGGCCGTCACGTTGTCGGTGGCGTCGGTCTGGGGCGGGTTGGCCGTGGCGTCGTCGGTGGCCTGGCGCACGTTGAGGCTGGCGCTGATAGTCCAGTCGGTCTGGCCGGGCTCGTACTCCTTGAAGTTGCCGCTGGCCACGCAGGTGGCTTCGTCGCTCTCGGTGTTGATGCTCAGGCCCATGTCGGTCGAGCAGCCGATTACCACGGGCGTGGCCACGCTGTTGATGGTTTTTTCGACCGCCAACTTGACGTCACGGCCGCGGATATTGGTGAGTGCCATTGTTTACAGAAAAAAGGTGAGAGATTAGGCGGGTAGCTCCAGCAGGTAGTCCTGGCTTTTGAAAAAGCACACGGCCTGGTCGTCGTAGTGGTCCAGCTCGTTATCCAGTTCCAGGAACACGTCGGGCGCGGGCTGGGCGAAGTGCAGCACCGCCCGGCAGGCGGCGGCCAGGGCCGACACCTGGGCGTAGGAGTCGGCAAAGAGCGAGAGCTGCACCCGGGCCACGTCGCCGAAGCGGCAGGCGGGCGCCCCGTCCGGCACGCGGCTGATGAGCTGGTACAGCACGTAGGGCCGCGCCTGCCCCTCGGGCGCCCGCAGCGGGTAGATGTGCGTGCCTGCCAAAGCGGTGACAGCAGGTGCCTGGCTGAGCAGGCCGAAAAGCAACAGGCCGGGCTCCATGCTACCGGGTGCGGGCGGTGCGGTAATCCTGGGTGCGGCTGAGGGCCACTAGGTCGGCCCCCCGCAACTTAAACTCAGCCACTACCTGCACGGGCTTGGTGGCCCTACGGGTAAGTAGCAACGAGGCCGCTAAGCCAGCAGCGAAAAGAAGCAGGTTTTTCATTTGAAAACTGACTTAAACTCGTTGTTAATGATGGTTTTGCATTCGTCCTTGATAATATCAATGGCCACTTCCTTTTCACTATCGAAAGCTGGCCGCATGAAGGGCTTTGCCACGGCGCCGGGGTGGTGCACCTCTTCGGCGAAGCGGTTGCCTAGCAGGTGTAATTGCCCGCCAGCGGCCTTCGCCCGTATGACGTGCGGGGCCGTGCCGTACTCCACCAAGTGGCCAGCGTAGCCCTTGTAGCGCCCCCCACGGCGGGGCCCCACGTAGACCTGCTCCCCCTTGCCCTGGCCCCGGCCGGGGATGGTGCCGATAGACTTTTGCAGGTCGCCATTTCCTTTCGGAGCCAACTCCTGCGCTTTTTGGATGATGGGCTTGGCGGCCTTATTGAGGATACCCCGTACCACTTTTCCACTGAGTTTTTTATCCCCAGCTAGCCCATCAAGCACTTGGCTCAGTTCCTCAACACCGATAAAGCTTAGGTTCTTACCCATGTGAGTAGCAGGTGAGGAGGAGGCCCCGGCGGCGGCCGATTTCGGCCACGTCGGTAATCTGAAACGTTTTGCCTTCATAGGCCAGCTGCCAGGCCGGCCGCACATCGGCCCGGTAGCGGATGGTGAAGAGCACGCGCTGGGTGGGGGTAAGCTGGTCGGCCTGGGTGGCCTCGCCGCCGGGCTTGTACTCCACGCCGGCGGCCACCGTGGCCACGTCGGTGAAGGCGGCGGGGGCGGGCTCACCAAAGCCGTTTTGCGGCACCACGGCCGGCTGTTGCAGCGTGAGTTGGCGGTCGAGGCGGCCGATGTTCATAGCGTGGGCTCCCGTAGCAGGCTCATCAGGTATTGGGCGGCCATCGGTACCTGCACGGCCACGGCGCGCACGTCGGCCACCACTTCCTGCCGGTTTTCATACCAGTGCCCCAGCGTGAGTAGAATGTACTGGTCGGCCATCGCCTGCTCGTCGGGATTGAGCACGGCCGGGTCCAGGTAGCGTGTAAAAGCCAGCGGGGGTGGGTTGGTGGTCGGCTCGCTGGCCGTGGCGAGCGCCGGCTCGCCCACAGTGGGCCAGCGGCGCTTGCTTTCAGTGCGGAACGTGCCCACCGTCGCGGCCCAATAGGCAGTCAGCAGCACGTCCTCGCTGGTGTCAGCTGGGTCGAGCTTGAGGTGGGCCTTTAGCAGGTCGAGGGTGAGCATGGGGCGCTAGATTTTCTCGAAAAAAGGCCCGGCTTCCAGGTACTGGTCGTAGAGGGCCTGCGGCAGGTCAGCCTCTTCGCCGGGGTGGTAGGCCAGGGCCGGGTGCGAGCGCAGGAACTTCACGCGCACCGTCTCGGTGGCCTCGGGTAGCTGCTCGGCCTTGGTTTGCACGTTGCCGCCGTCTGCGGGCTGATTTTCGTCGGGCTTGCCGGCTTTTGGGTCGGGTTTGGGTGCTTTCGTGCTCATCTTTTGCCTGTTTGAAAGGGTGAAACCATTGCCCGGCCAGCGTCAGCCGGCCGGGCTTTTGGCTGGCCTACTGCGGCGCCAGGGCCGCAATATGGGCCGAGGGTACCACGCCCCGAATGGCCGAGAAGGTGTTGGGGCGGCGCACGGCCACATCCCACCACGACTGCACGATGATGCGGTTTTTGCCGTTCAGCGCCAGCGTGAGGTTGTCCACCGTCAGGTCGAGGCCGCCCCACTGGCCCAGAATCACGTTGCTCCAGTCCGAGCCGTACACGATGGCCGAGGCGTTGGTGGCCGTGCCGCGGGCCTGGTCGGTCACGATGTTGGAAACGACCAACTTGGCCCCGTTCAGCTCCGTGTTGTTCATCAGCACCATCAGGGCCTGCCCGTTCACGATTTGCGTGTTTTTGAGCGTGCCCTTGATTTTGCTGTTCATCAGGTAGCCGCTGGTGTTGCCCGCATTGGCATTGATGATTTCGGGGCTGGCCTCCAGCGCGATGATGTCGGCGTAAGTGGGTACCCGGCCGTTAGCATCGGCCACAGCCAGGATGTAGACGCCGGGCGTGTTGAGGATGCCCAGCGGCTGGTGGTCGTTATCGAGGCCGGTGCCGTAGATGGCCGCCGTATCGAGCGCCTGGCTCATGGCCGCGTTCAGGTCAGCGCGCAGCAGCGCGTCCACGTCGGGCGAGGCCTGCACCAGGAACTGCTTGCTCACGTCGATGTACGTGCCGAGGCGGTGGGGCTTCATATTGCCGCGCGTGAACTTCACGTTCGACTTGTCGAGCGCTTCCACCTCGCCCTTCCAGGTGGCCACGGCGCCCTGGGTCATGCCGGGCAGCGGCAGCTCGCCCCGCAGGCCGGTGATAATGCGCGCCCCCAGGGCGGCGATAGCCAGGCGCGGGCGCAGCAGGCCCAGCATCTCCTGGGGCTGCTCGTCGAAGACCACCGCCGCGCCGTCTTCGGGCTGGGTGGGCTGGGTCACGGTGTTATCGCGCTTCTGTGCCCCGAAGGCCAGCAGGTGCGGAATGTGGGCGCGGCCTTCCAGAGTGATACCCAAGCTGCGGGCTTCGCGCTCGGCTTCCTGGCTCATCTCGGCCTCCAGGCCACTTTGGTCGCGGTTTTCCACCACGTCGAGGCACATTTTGCGAAAGCTGAACTTGCTCAGGTCGCGCTTTTCCTGGTTGTGGTGGTTGTTGAGCGGGGCCTTTTTGCCGGCGCTTTCGGCGGCGCGCTGCTCGGCTTTCTCGGTGCGCTTGATTTCGTCCGACAGGTCGTCGATTTCCTTGTCGAGGCCATCGTACTTCGTTTTCTCATCGGCCGTGAGGCTGCGCGCTTCGGGGGCGCGGCCGTTGGCCGTGTCCAGAATAGCTTGCGCCTCGTCAATCTTGGCCTGCCGCTTTTCGCGCAGCTCCTTTGCAGTGGGCATAAATTTTACAGAAAAAGGTGAGAGTGGGTTAGCGGCGGGCCTTCAGGGCCAACTGACGGGTAAGCAAATCCGGACAAGGGCCGGTGGCGGGTGCGGGGTGCTCGGCCACGTAGGCGTCGTGGCTGCGCTTGGCAGCCGTCGCATCAGGGTAGGCGGGGTTCGTGACGGGGCACACGTCGTAGAGCACGTCGATTTCCAGCACGGTGCGCACGTAGAGGCTACCGCCCGCTGGGTCTTTTTCTTCGGCCCACTCGTCACTTCGCGCCACGAACATGAAGCTGGAACCATCCACGTCGCCGCGCTCAATCTTGCGCATCACGCGCTGGTGGTCGGGGTCTTGCCCATCGTAAGGAATACGGTAGCTCAGGCCCCCGTCCTCGGTGCGCGTGAGTTCCAGCGTGTTGTTGCGGGTGCGGCCCAGCAACTGGTCGGGGTCGTGGTTGAACACGCCAATCACGTCCGACATGTCGCAGTTGTCGAGGGCGGTGGCGGCGATGGTTTCCACGAAGCGGAAGCCGGAGAAGCCCAGCGAGGCCGACCGCACGCCGCACACGATGGCCTGGCCCACGAACGCGGCCGGCTCCTGCCCGCCGCCGTCGAGGGCGCGGTACTCAATGCTGGGCGGGGTAGTGACCACGCGGGCCTCGCGGCCTTCGGGTAGATGCAGGGGCTTACTCACTGGGTGGGGGGCCGGCGGCCGGTTGTTTGGTGGGGTCGGGTTTAGCCAGCATGGCGTTTTCGAGCGTCTGGCGGTTGACCTGCACGAAGCGCACGTCGCCGGCATCGCCGATGCCGTTGTCGTCTTCCAGCGCCCGCACCTCGTTGATGGAATAGGCGCCGATGTCGGTCATGGTGCGGTAAAACGCCGCCCGGGCGGCCGCATCGCCGCGCAGCAGACCGTTGAAATTGTGCTTCCAGTAGTGCGTATCGACTTCGGAGGTGCGCAGCAGCTTGAGCTGGTATTCCTGCTCGGTGCTCACGGCCCAGGGCGTGAGGCAGTTTTGCACGTAGTCGATGCCCTGTTGCTCGATGTTGTTGTTGGTGCTGCGCTCCAGGTCGCCCATCTTGTGGGCCGGCACGCGGAACATGCTGGCCACCTCGCGGGCCGTGAACTTGCGCGTGTCCAGAAACTGGGCGTCGGCCGGGGGCAGGCCGATGGATTTGAATTTCATGCCCTCTTCCAGCACGATGACTTTACCCGCATTGTCAGCGCCGCTATACTGCGTGCCAAACTGGGTTTTGAGCTTAGCTCCCTGCTCGGGGGTGAGTTTATTGGGCGTTTCGAGCGTGCTGCTCACCTTGGCGCCGTTGTCGTAGAAGCGGGCGCTGGTGCGCTGGGCGGCCAGGCCGGTGCCGATGTTTTCGCGGTGCAGGCTCAGCACCGACAGGCCCAAGATGCCGTAGCGGTCGAGGCAGAGCCCGCGCAGGTGCAGCACCTCGTAGTCCTGGTACACCGTGGCGTCGCCAGCGAAGCGGTAGTAGAGCCGGCCGCCGTCTTGCAGCACCTCCGTCTGGCTGGGGTGCTTGTAGAAAATGGCCTTGATGCTGTACTTGGGGCCGTACTTAATCAGGGCGTAGGCATTGCCGTGCAGCAGCACCGTGGCGTGCATAATCATGCGAAACGGCATGGCGTTTTGCAGCGGCGAGGCCGCCAGGTTCAGCACCCGGCTGGCGGGGTGGCCGCTGACCGGTTCCTTACCCCCGCCGGGCAGGTTGCGGTAGAGTTGGCAGGGCAGGGCGGCCAAATCCTGGCTGATAGCCAGCACGCAGGCCCACACCGAGGCGAAGCCCAGGGCGTTGCGCTCGTTGACCGTGACGCCGCCCACCGTGCCGCCGGGGCTCAGGCCCAGGATGGCGGCCAGGCGCTCGTAAGAGTCGTCGCTGCCTACTTGCAGGGCGTCGCCGGCCCCCCGGCCTTCGCGCTCGGCCGTGATGGCGGCGCGCAAGGGGGTGCTGGTGTCGCGGGTAGCAGAGTTGTTCCAGAAATCGAAGCGCACGGGGTCGGATTAGCTTGTTCAAAGCTCCGAACCGGCCTGGGCGGGTGTGCTATATAGGCGGGGGAAAGCGGGGGAAACTGACCTATAGCACCAGCAAATCGCGGCCGTCCTCGTAGATGTATTCCGATTCGGCCGGGCCGCTCATGTAGCCTGCCAGCGCGTTGACTAGTGCGGCCATGCCGTCAATCTTTTCCTTGCTCTTGCCCTTGTCGAGCTTGATGTTGCCGGCTGCATCGCGTTGCAGCACGACGTTGCCGCACATCCAGGCCAGCACTGGGTTGCCGTAGTGGTGCACCTTGGTATCAGCCACGAGGTTTTCCAGCTCCACCGTGGGGGCGGAGAGGCTGGCAAAGCCCTGGCGTAGCGGCTGCATGGGCATTCCTTCGCTGGTCAGGTTAATGACTAGCTGCGAGCTGTTCCAAGGGTCAAAATCAATCATCTGTACCTGGTAGAGGTCGCAGGCAGCGCGGATTTCGGCCTGAATGAAGTCGTAATCGGTCACGTTGCCGGGCGTGGCAATCAAGTACCCTTCTTCTACCCACTGCCGATAGGGTACCCCGTCCTTTTTGGTGCGCTCATCCACCTTATCCTCGGGCACCCAGAACCAGCACAGCACGTCAAATTGCCCGCCGTCCTTCGGGAAAACGAGCACGAAAGAGGAAATGTCGCGCGTTTTGGCCAGGTCCAGCCCGCCCCAGGCCTTACGGCCCGGCAACTCGGCATAGGTCGTGCCCTGGGCACCGAGCATCCACAGCTCATTCGGCAGCCAGACCTCGCTAGAGTCCGTCCACAGGTTGAGGTGCTTGGTCTTGAAGTTCACCTGCTGCGAGGGCAGGCGCACGGCCTTGGCGTACTGCTCTTGCAGGTAATCGGGCTTCACCGACACGCCCAGGTTGGGGTTGGCCTTGGGCCAGGTACTTTGGTCCTGCCAGTCGTCGCCCTCGTCGAGCGAGTAGATGATGGTGAAGTACGAGTCGTCGGTGTGGGTGCCTTCCAGCAGGCCCACGCAGGCCCGCCGCAATTGGGCACAGGGCCCCAGGCGGTTGAAGCCGGCCGTGGTGATGATGCTCAGCAGGGGCTGGGTACGGGCACCGGTGGCCGAGTTGAGCACCGAGTACAGCTCATCGTTGGGGTGGGCGTGGTATTCGTCGATGATGATGCCGTGCGGGTTGAGGCCGTCCTCCGTGTTGGAGTCCGACGACATGGGCACCATCTTGCTGAGCGTGGCCGGGGCGAAGATGGAGTGCTGCTGCACCTTGATTTTCTTAAGCAGCGTGGGGCTCTTGCGGGCCATGTTCTGCGCGTCGCCAAACACGATGCGGGCCTGCTCTTTCTTGGTAGCCGCGCAGTAAATCTCGGCGCCCTGCTCGTCGTCGGCCGTCAGTAGCTGCAAGCCCACGCCCGAGCTGAGCGTGCTCTTGCCGTTTTTGCGGGCCACCTCGGTGTAGGATTCCCGAAAGCGGCGGGTGCCGTCGGCCCGCTTCCAACCGAAGAGGCTGGCAATGATGAACTGCTGCCAGGGCTCCAGGGTAAGTGGCTGGCCGGCCCAGCGGCCCTTGTTGTGGGTGAGGAAGGAGTAGAAGCGCACGGCGGCGCCCGCTACCTTTTCGCTGAAACGCAGGCCGCGTGCGGCGCCGGTTTCGAGGTCGCGCAGGTGGCGCTCGCAGGCCAGCCAGGTGTAGCGGCCCACCCGCAGGGGCAGGGCCCGCAGCTGGGCGCGCAGGGGTTCGAGCTTACGCTCCAGGGCGGCTATCTGGGCCGTGTGGTCGGCGTCGGTTTCCTTTTTGAGCTTGGCAATGCGCAGCACCATCGGGCGTAGCTTTTCCTGCACGGCGGCTTCGGCGCGGCCGGCGGCCACGGCATCGTGGGCGTACTGGTGCCAGGGGGCAAGGCTCATGGGGTAGGGGAAGTGGTTGGGCCGGGAACGTCTCGCTCGTAGGCCGCGCAGAGCAGCAGGCCGAGCTCGGCTAGCTGGGCGAGGGCCTTGGCCAGGGCAATGGCTTCGGGGCCACCGGTGCGGGCTACCTCCACGCCGGCCACGGCCGTGTCGGCAAATTGCTGGCGCACGTTGTTGAGTTCTTTGGGGGTGAGCATGGCTTAACCTTTCATGTCGTTCATCATTTCCTCGAACGGGTCTTTCCCGTCCTCGCTACCCAGCGCCGACACCTTGCTGCGGCTGGCTGGCGTGAGGCCAAATTCGGTGAGCATCTTGTGCGACCGGCGCCAGGCGTCCGACGCGATGGCCACCTGCGGGTACGGCCGGTGCATGGTGTCGCCGGTGGCTGTAGTGGTTTCGTAGGTCATGCCCTCCGTCAGCACAAACTCCCGGGCCTCGGCCCACTCGGCCAGCGCCTCGGTCAGGAGTTGGAGTGCGGGGCCGTCGGCCACGGTGGTGAGCTTCATGGCCAATAATACGCTGCCGATTTCGGCCCAATACTGTTTCGCCCGGTCGCTCAGCCACTCGGGTGGTACGGGCAGGTACACCTCGGGGGTAGGCTCGTTTTTATTGGTGCGGGAGGGCTGCAACGTGCCGCCAAGGGCTTTTTGCGAGGTTGGTTTGCGAGGTCGGCCGCCTGCCATAGTATTATGCTTTTAGAATATAGGGAGCGAATAAATTTTGGGGTCCAGTTTTGCACGCGCGCGTTTGGGACGTTGGGCTACGGTCTAGCAGAGAGTAGGCCAGAGGATTTCGACCCCCTATCCCCCTTTCACGTTTTAAGCCGCTCTGACGCACTCTTGGCCTGGTGGCAGGGGCGGCACAGGCTTTGATGGTTGCCACTGTCCCAGAAGTCACCACCTAGGCGCACCGGGGTGATGTGGTCGGCTACCGTAGCGGCCGTGGTGCGGCCCTGCTGGGTACACACCACGCAGCAGGGGCAGCGGGTGAGCTGGGCCAGGCGGGCCCGCTGCCAGCGGGCGGTGCTGTACTCGGGGCTACGGGCGGCGTGCTGCACGTACGCGCGCTTCTGAGGTGCCGGCTGCCAGGGGCGGCGCTTAGCGCTGGGTAGGTGCGGCATAGGGGAGCAGCGGGTAAAAGCCGGGGAAGGTGGGCTCGCCTGGGATGAGCTGCAAGGTGAGCAGCTGCCCCTCGGCGATTAAGCCAGCGGGCAGCTTCACGAACTCGATGCGGGGGCGGGTGTCGGCGTACCAGCCAATGCGGTGGCGGGCTTCGGGGCGTAGGTCCAGGTGCCAGTAGGGGCTGCCGTTGCTGGGGGGCAGCAAGTTGCCGGGCTGCCCCGCGCGCAGGCTCAGTCTGCTTACCAATTCCTGACTCAGGTATACCCGGCCGCGGGCGTTCACGCGCAGGCTGGGCAGCAGGGCCACGGGTGGGGGCAGGTGCTCGATGGGGTTGTAGGTGGGTAGCATAAGGCAGAACGTGAGATACGTACTAAGATAAGATAAATAAATTATTTATGCAAATAAATTTAAGACTAAAATGGTTTCCCTCAGTAGGGTTTGAAGCCCTTGCTGCGCAGGTAGGCTTCGACCTCTTTCCATAGGGCGGGCGACATCACGGCTAAGCGGGCGATGACGGTGTTGGGGTTGAGCGCGTCGGGGCTGGGCAGTTGGAGCCGGGCGTGGTAGCGGGGTGGGGGCTCGGGCGGTGGGACTATCTTCGCGGCCATGAAAAAACTTATATTCTGGGGGGCGTGCCTAGTGGCACTTGGTTCTTCACCGGTAATGGCGCAGACGGGTGGACCGTCTGTGGTCGTAGTGCGCGTAAATGACGGGGGCGGCTTAAGCAGTCACTTGGTTATTATTCGTGGAGAAGGCAAACGCGAGGAAGTAGATTTAACGGGTGGCCTTTCTACCAAAGCGCTAGGAGCATCGGGCGAGGTCATGCAACAGGTATTCACGAAGCTTTACCAAGAGGGGTACACCCTAAAAAGTACTTTTGGTGGAACTCAAGGATGGACCTCCACGCTCATCTTCGTAAAGGAGAAATAGGCGAGTGCAGCAGCCCGCAAGGCCGTGACAATTGCGGGCTGGTTGGCTTCGACGCGGGCGGCAGTTCTCAAAGACAACGTTTGCTAAGGCCATCAGGGCGGGAAAGCCGGGGCCGCATAAGTAGTGCGGGGCTGTGAGGCAATCCAGCCGCCACCCTCGGGTGGGCAGTGGGCCTGGCTGGCGCGCTCGTCAATGGCGGCCTCTAGCTCCGTGGCCAGCGCCTGGGCTTCGTGATGGGGCAGCCGGGCGGCCAGCGCGTGCAGGCTGTGGGCTAGCCACTGGGTCGGGAGCAGCGGGTGAACGACTGCATTGCGTACCGCGTGGCAGTAGTAGGCACTGGCCAGGAGCGAGGGGTCAGGCCGCTCGCCTTGCGCCACGGCAGTTAATGCCTCCCGTAGGTAACGCAGCAGGTCGGGGCCGGTGTCGGCAGCTACGGCCAGCACCCAGCGGTCGGGCGTGCCCTCGGGCAGCGAGCGCCAGACGCTGGCCTCCAGCCATTTGTTAGGGTACTTGAGGTACTTGCGGGCCGGTGGAGCGTCGCGGTAGTTCCAGTGAATGGTGCAGTAGCAAGCTGGGTCGTAGGCGTGGGCGGCCTGGGTGCAGTCGGCGGCGGCCTCGGGCGTCAGGTGCGGGTAGCTCATGGCGTGGGCAGGGTGATAGGGCGGCCGTGGGGGTGCCAGTTGTCGAATTCGCTGGGGCTGGCCGTGCGCAGGGCCGGCGCGGGGGCGGCCGGCACGGCGTGGTGCGCGTTGAGCTCGGCGGCCGGGATGTAGAAGCGCTCGGCCGTGGCGCAGGCCAGTGGGCTCACGCCGTTGAGCAGGTAGCGGGCCTGCTGCCAGTCGTAGCTCAGGCTGATGTCGGAGCGCTCGCTGCCCTCGCCGATGCTGCCGGGAAAGCCCACGAGCTTGTGGCTCTTGATTTTGTGCAGGTAGAGGGCCACCTCCCGAAACAGCGGGTCGGTGCGGGGCACATGCTTATAGGGCCGGTACACCGTGCCGATGACGTGGGCCATGTTCTCCCAGGTCTGCCCGCCCGAGATGCTGGTACCGTCGGGGATGGGGCGGGCCTGGCCGTATTTCAGGCCGTCGAGCCGCTTGGGGTGGGCCGTGATGGTGAGGCTCTGCTTGGTGTCCACGGTCCAGTCGGTGAGCTGGCCCAGCACGTTGGTCAGGTAGGCTTCGTAGCCGCCCAGCGCGTTCATGGCCGAGTGGTCTACCTTGTTCCAGGGGTCGAGCAGGCAGTGGCTCACGCCGTAGGTGGCGATGGCGGCCTCGAAGTAGCCCAGCAGGTGCTGCGGGGTGCGGCCCATGCCCTTGCCGGGGTACACCACCACGAAGTGCTCGCGCACGAATTCCTTGGCCAGGGTGTAGCGGTTCAGGGGCAGGTGATTGGCCCAGCTGCGGTCCGGGTTCTGGCCGGTGAGCGCGTGGATGAGCTGGTCGTAAATCTGCTCCTCGGGCATGTTCTCGGGCGAGAAGATGGCCGATTTCTTGCGCCGGAACACGGCCCGCAGTAGCAGCAGGTGGTAGATGAACTCCGTCTTGCCGTCGCCGGGCCAGCCGGTCCACACGTTGCAGTAGCCGGCCATCCACTTGAAGTGCTCGTCGAGCGCTGGCAGGTGGGTGGTTTCGCCCTTCACCCGGCCGTGCTGGTAGTCGTGCTGCATACGGCCCCAGGTGGCCTCGTTGAGCGGGCGCAGGGCGCCGGCCGGGTCGGGGCGGGCGGTGTCGGCCAGCGGGCCGATGGCCAGCGCCGGAGTGGTGAAGTCGTCGAAGAGTCCCATCTAGGCGGCTTGCTGGACAGGGGGCAGGATGGGGCCGAAGCCCTCGGGGGCGTGGCGCTGGCCCAGCCGGGCCAGGAAGCCCTGCACGCGCTGCACCAGGGGCGAGGAAGTATAGCCGGGCGGGGTGGGTAGCATGGCGTGCTGGGCGTAGAGGCCCAGTACCCGCTCGTGGGCCTGCTGGCCCACGGTGAGGCCCCGGCGGTAGCCCCGCACGTAGCCCAGGCGGTACACCGGGTCGGCCTCGCGCTCGGCCAGCAGCTCCTGGGCTTCGGCCTGCTTCTGGCGGGGCAGGTGGATGCTCACCAGCTCTTCGACGGCGGCGTGGTAGTCGGCCACGGCCTGGAAGGCTTGCTCCAGGTGGCGGATGTGGTCGAAGATGGGCTGGGCGTAGGCCGAGCCGATGTCGAGCTTGGCGGCCCGGTGCTGGGCGTATTGGCGCAGCGGCAGCAGGGCCTGGCGCAGGGCCTGGGCGTGCCCGGTGAGGCGCTCGCGGCCGGCCAGGGTCGCGGTGGGGTCATACTCGAAAAACATGGGCGAAAGGCTAAAGAGGTGGGAACTAGGCGGCCACGGCGTGGGTGGCCTGCCATTCGGCTTGCTGGCGGGCCTGCTCGTCCTGCTCGCGGGCCTGCTGCTCGGCCAGGAAATCGTAATTCAGCGCCGGGTCGGCTGCCAGGGGCGGCAGCGCGGGGCGTTTGGGCGGGGTGGGTTGGCGGGCCTGGGCGGCTTGCCATTCCTCGAAAGCCTTGGCCGTGCCGCCGTTCTCGATGCCTGACCAATCGCCCTGGATGGCAGCTTCCAGCATCACGATGGCGAAGCCCTCGGGCTTGTTGCCCAGCTTACTGAGCATTAATTCCAGGGCGCTGAGCGGCTTTTTGAGTTGCTTGGGGCCGGCCCGGAACGTGGCCCAGCGCTGGGCAAACGCCTCGCCGGGATGGGGCAGGGGCAAGGCGGCTACCTCGTTGGGGTCGGCCGTAGGCTTTTTCTTGCCACGAGCGGGTTTGGTGGGGGCAGGTGGCGAAACCGGTTTTTCCGGTTTTGACTCACCTACCGAATCAGCTTCTAAATCGGAAGTGGAGGAAGCGGCGCTAGCCGTACTCCCTTCTTCTTTTAGTTTATGTTTATTGATGCTGTCAGAAGTTCGCGGGAAAACTGTCAGGGAGTTCGCCGATAAAGTATCGGGTATAGTATCAAAAATTGACAGTTTGTAGAGGGCTTTGTGACTCTGTCCCCGGCCCTGGCTGCCCGGCGTGAACTCCAACAGGCCGGCTTGCTTGAGCCGGTTGCGAGCGGTCTTCAGTGTGTTGACGCTCATCCCCGACACGGCGGCCAGATGGGCATCGGAATGCGTAAAAGGATTCTTCCAACGGAGCGAATTGCACGTGTGCAGCAGGTAGAAGTACAGTCTCGTTTCGCTGCCGTTGAAGGAATGCTCGATGTCGCATTGCCAGAACTGATTGATAAGCTCGATGTAGTTCATAGAGGCAAGGAGAGTAATAGGCCGTTGCCTAGCTAGCCAGGCACAGCGGCTCGCGGAATAAATCGCCGCTGCTCACGCGCGGCAGGGCGGCGTACACGTCGGGGGCGGGGGCCAGGTGCCGGTGGCAGCTACCCCAGGCCCGCAGGTCGGCGAGGCCCCGGCGCAGGCGGGCCCGGAAGGTGGTTTCGGCAATGCCCAGGCGGGTGGCGGCGGCCGCTTCGCTCAGGCCCTGGTAGTAGTGCAGCAGCACGCACACGCGGGCGGTGGGGTCGAGGCCCAGCACGGCGTGGGTGGCGGCGGCCACCACCGCCCCGGCCCGCTCCTCGTCTTCCCAGCGGCTGGGCAGGTCTTCGGCGGGCGTGGCCAGGGCCGTCGCCAGCAGCAAAAACGGGTCTTCGGCGGCGCCGGGCTGGGTAATGGCGTTGGTCTTGTGGCGCCGGCTGTCTACAAAGTCATGCCAGCAGGTTTTGAGCGCCCAGGCGGCGACGCTGCCCGTGCCGGTGTACTGCTGGGCGCGCAGCCCGGTGAGAACCGCCGCCAGGGTTTCCTGCACGAGGTCTGCTCCCTGCTCGGCGTCGCGCAGGCCCTTGCTATGGAGAAAGGCCAGCAGGCGCGGGCGCAGCTCGGCCAGCACCGGCCCGAGCAGGGCCTCGTCGCCGGTGGCGTAGTAGGCGCGTACCACCTCCCGGTGGCGCGCATCCTGAAGTTGGCGCGCAGTCATTATTCGAAGCGTAAGCGGTTGCGCTCGTCTTTGCGGTAGTTGTAGAGGCGGCCCAGCATCTCCAGCCACTGCTTGTGGCTGGCGCAGGGCAGCAGGCTCAGCGGCTGGGCCAGGATGGTGCGCATCATCTCTTTGGCGTCGAAGCCCTCCACCTTGGTCACGCAGTGGTAGAGGGCGCCCACGAAGCCGGTGTGGGCCGACTGCCGGAAGCTGGGCACTTCGTCGGCGATGCGCTCCACGAGCTCAGCTACCTGCTCGGCCAGGTCCACATCTTCCTCGTTGGCGCCATCCCAGCGCCCTTGGCGAAACAGGTCGGCGCCCAGCCCGCCCGTGCCCCCGCTGAGCATAATCTTAGCGTTAGAGAAGCTGAGGCGGGGGTGGCGCTGCCGAAAATCGGTGAAGGCCACGTAAGCTGGTTTGCGCTTCACCGTCCACATGTGCAGGTAGTCGGTGGCCGCCCAGTTCTTGCGGCCCATGTTCAAGGCCGTAATGTCTTCCTCGCTCAACTGCTCGCCCACTTTGTAGTACACCGGCAAGCCTAGCTCGCGGGCGGCCGCCAGCCGGTGCTGCCCGTCGATGATGCCCATCCCGGCCGTTACCTCCAGGGGCTGCGAGCGTAGCAGGTTGCGCTCGCTGATTTGCGCCACCAGCTTGCGCACATGCCCAAGGTCTACCGGCCGGTTCTCGGGTAGCAGGTGGAATAGGTTATAATCGGAGGTCTGGTAGATGGTGCCATCGAGGGCGACGGGGGCCAGGGTGGCAGTGGCCGTGTCGGCGCAGCACCGGCCGACGTGTTCGGCCAGGCTAGCCAGCGAGGGGGTAGGGGCGAAGGAGGTTGCCAGCATTGTCATTACTTTTGTGCCCACAGGCGTTTGAAGTTGATTCGTTTGAGAAAGTGGCCGGCCGGGGGTAGTGACCCCGACCGGTTTTTTTGTGGGGTAGCGGTACTAAGCGGCGCGGCGCAGGGCGCTTTCGGGCGGCTGGGTGGCGTAGAAGTCGCGCACGGCCTGCTCGCACACCGAGTAGCGGTTGCCCAGGTACTGGTGGGCCAGCCGGCCGCTGCTCACCAACTCGCGGGCCAGGTCGGCCCCGCAGCCCAGGCGCATCTTCAGGCGGTCGTCGTAGCCGCGGCCGGGCGTGGGCGCGGCCCCGAGGTGGTAGGTGCGGGCCAGCCGGTCGTGGTCTACCTCGGCCTGGGCGCGGGCGGCTTGCTGCCGGGCCGCTACCTCGGCCACGAGGGCCCGCTGGGTGGGGTCGGAGAGAACCAGGTGCACGGCCCCGTCCTCAAATTCCAGGGTGCCGGTCAGGGTGCGTTTCATGGGAAGGAGAAGGAAAAAGGGAGAAATCAGGCGGCCAGGCGGTGCTGCTGGCGCTCGGGGTACATCTGAATCACGAGGGCTTCGCGGCGGCGCTCCAGGGCCAGTTCGTGGGCGTGGTCGGTGAGGTCGAGCTCCGAGAAGCGTAGCTGCACCCCGCCCAGCCAGCGCTCCCGCTGGCCGGGCTCGGGGAAGCGCGCCGCCTCACGGCCGGCGTAGGTGGTGGCGCCCTCGGGGCTCAGCGGCACGTAAGCACGCAACGCATAAGGCTGGCCCTGGGCATCGTAGCAGAGGCAATAACCGAGTACGGGAAGCACCGTGCCCTTGGGGCGGCCCAGCAGCGGGGCCTTGAGGTGGAGCAAATCGCCCTCGGCAAAGCCCTCGGTGAGCGAGAGCGGTTTCTCGCCCTTCAGGGCGGAGGCAAGCGGGGGCAGCAACGGCTTTTCCATGTCGGAAAGGAGAAAGAGTAGGGGAGGTGTGGAAAGAAGGGTGGGTTAGGCGGCCTGCGGCACGGCGGGCAGCTTGTCGGGGTTGGCGGCGGCCCAGGTGGCGTAGCCGGTGGGGTTAATTTCTTGGGCGTATGCCAGCACGGCGGGCCAGTGCTTACTGGTGGAATATTCCAGATTAACAAGGCGGGAGAGAGTAGCCGAGTCTTTCACGCCGGAGCGTTGGGCTAAGGGCTTCATCCAGCCCTCGCCTAGCACCTCTTTGATTGTGGGCGGTTTTTGCTTATTCTTCATGGGTTTGCTAGTTAGTTATCTACCTACCTTGCGGCTGTTGTTGTTGGTGTTGGCAAATGTATGTGCTTTTACCAACACATTCCAAAAAATGTTCGCAAAAAACATTTGCAAATGACAATAGAGGAACCAGAAGAGCTTGTAAGACAGCGTATAAAAACCCTTATTGATAAGTTGGAAAACGGTGTGCAAAGACGTTTTGCTTTGAAGACTGGCACAAGTCCGACTGTCTTTAGCGAGATGTTTGGGAAACGAGCTAGCAAAGCAAGTGTTGAATTGCTGCGAAGAATAGCAGATGCATACCCGCAAGTGCGAACGGATTGGTTGCTTAAGGGAGAGGGTGAAATGCTCCAATCCACAGATGCGAACGCCGATACCCAAAAAGCTCCGTCGTATACTGCGGCCCCGACAGATGCTCACGCCTACGCGCTGCTATCAGAAATCCCAGTCATTGCACTACGCCACGTTAGTTTCAAGACGCGAGCCTCCTTTATCGAGCTAGGAGGGGCCGATACCGGGCTATTTGATAAGTTGCTTCACCGCCTGCCACCAGGCAAGACAGAAGCGGATTATGCTGATGCCATTGTCTTCGACATAGAAGGCGATAGCATGGAACCTAGCTTGCGCTCAGGGCAGCAAGTCATAGCGTGGCCTATTCCTGAGGGAAAGTGGGAGTACTTGCACAACACGGTGTGCGTAGTAGCCTATGATGACACGGTGACTGTGAAGGCCATCGTTGATAACGAACTGTTTTCTTACGACCGCTTAACGCTTCGCGCTACTGGCGGTGGGGGCGGCTCTTTTGTGGTGGCACGCGCTGCCATCCAGTCAATCTGGGAGGTGCGGGAGTTCTATGGAGTAGTGCCTTATCGTTTATTTTAATAATAATGTCAATTCATCCTTATGAATACCGGCGAGTCTCCTATGGACATGATTGGTTCATAGAGATTCGCGGTTTGGTGCCCGCTGACCAAATTGAGACAGATGAGATGCTACGAACTCTGCATGCGAAGAATGGGTGGCCAATAGGACGCCAAGTTCTAATTATTGGCCCAAGTGAAGAAGGACATGGCTCGATAAGTAGTAGCGGAGTGACTGCCCACAACTACTATCGGGATGTGGTGCGTGTTGGACCACATCGCAATGATGTCGTTGCCCCAATGAAACTCAGCAAGGATTCACTCGAATAAGATGGCAGCTACTCTTTACACTCCTGGCCAAGACCCCGTAACTGTTCCAGTTAAAGGATTATACTCGTTAGATGATAATGCTAGGCTAGCACTAGATGTTGACGAGGCTGCCTCTTTATTAGGATGCACGCCTCAAGCTGTAGATGTACTAGCTTCTGGCCCAGGTTACATTGCTTATTCCATATTCAACTACGAAGAAGGGCCGGTGAATTTGGCGGCAATGGAAGCAGTAGGTAGGATTTTAGGTTTGGTTTTTGATTCAGATAATGAAGATGCTACCCTCTATGGGCCTGTATTGATAGCGCTAATTGATGCCTAAACTTCACGCAGAATAAGAGTTTATATTGAAATTATATTATATATATTTAATAATAATTATTATGCAATATTTAGTCCCCCTGCAAAAATATGCCAACTAATGCATTAGCTTAGCACCTAACTAAGACATCTATACAATCTGCAAGAGTATGCCTGCCAAGCGTGAGTTCATTAGCGCAATGCCGACTAAGCGTCTTTTTATCGAGATGCTGGTCAAAGACGTTGACCTAACAGATGCAATAATCGACCTAGTTGATAACTCCATCGACGGTGCTAAACGGCTTCGACCAGATGGGGATTTCACCGATTTGAAAATAGAAATTACTGTTTCTGAGACAAAATTTTTGGTCAAGGACAATTGTGGGGGAATACCATTAGAGGTTGGCAAGAACTACGCTTTTCGATTTGGACGTCCAAACGAGGCCACTCCTACTGATGGGTCTATCGGCCGCTTTGGCATAGGTATGAAGCGGGCTCTTTTCAAGATTGGTAAGAACTTCAAAATAAAAACTGCCGCTCCACATGCTAAATATAGTATAACAGTAGATGTGCTGAAATGGAGTAAGGATGATGCGCCGGAAACCTGGAATTTTCAGACAGACGCACCTGTACAGCTTCGTTCAGATTTGAATACACACCCAATGAATGAGTTGGGTACTAGTATAGAAGTTACTAATCTATACAGTGAAGTATCTAAACGTTTTCAGTATGCTGCTTATGAGACCGAATTCAGGTCGCGTATGAGAAATGCGCAGAATGAATTTTTACTAGCTGGGCTAACCATTCTAATAAATAATGAAGCTTTGGTTTCTCAACAAGTAAAATTACTTCAAGATACATTACTTAAACCTACTCGCAAACAGGAGATAATTAAAGCTCACGAAAAGGCTCTGCCAGTAAATGCTAGATATTATGTAGGCTTACAAAGCTCTAGCCCGCCTGACCACGCGGGATGGTACGTATACTGTAATGGCAGGTTAATCTTACATGCTGACCGTTCTGAAGTTGTCGGTTGGGGGGAATCCAGCAGCAAAATTCCACACTATCACAACCAATACGCACGGTTTCGTGGCTATGCTTTCTTCGACTGTTCAGACTCTGAGCAGCTCCCCTGGAATACTACCAAAACCGGATTAGACTTAGAGTCTCCGGTTTATGCGAAGGCACGTCGTACGATGGTATCGTTAATGGAACCCATTATCAAGTTTATTAACGAAGTTGATAGGGAGAAGGATAGTGAAAATAAGACTTATACTGAAATTATTAATCGGGCTGTTGAAGTTGGTATCGATGACGTAAAGCCTCTGAGTATGTTTAAAATGCCTCCTAAAGAGAATGTTGCTACAGCTAAACTGAGCCGTATTACTTATCAAAAACCGACTGCTGAATTTGAGCGTGTTAAGAAGCAGCTTAAAGCTAGTAGCGCTGAAGAGGTTGGCCTGAAGACCTTTGAATATTACCAAAAATTTGAAGTTGAGTAATGGCCTCAAGTTATAGAAGTTTTAATTATGCCTTAAGGCCAGCTAAAGCTACAGAGCGTAAAATGCTAATAGACGCGTTTAGAATGCTCTACCCTTTCGGGCCAATTGCTAACTACAAATATATTGGATTTGGCAGTACGTCTTTTGTTGACTTTCGGCTAATACACAAGGAACTCGGAATTAATCGGCTCAGGAGTATTGAAAGGGATTCAAGTTCTAAACCTCGATTTGAGTTCAACAAGCCATTCACGTGCTTAAAACTCTCTTTCGGGGAGTCGCATGATATTTTGCCTGAGTTGGATTGGTCTACCCCGTCTATCGTGTGGCTTGATTACGAGGGTGGGCTTACACGAAACGTGTTATTAGATTTAGCAACTTTCGCTAACAAGGCTCAAGTAGGTAGTGTACTGGTGGTAACCCTGAATACTGAGCAGCTTGATGCCGCTGGCGCTATCGAGGACGAGGATGCCAAAGATGAGGCGAAAGTTGATGAAATAAAGGCTCTACAAAGCGTAGTGGGGGGAGACCGTGTGCCACAAGATATTACTCTGAAGCACTTTCGTAAATGGGGAAAGGCTGATGTATATTCTAGATTATTAGATATTCAGTTGGCTACTTTCATGCAAGACGCCAATGAATTAGATTCTATACGTCCTATAACAACTTTTTGTGAAAGGTTCGCATACTTCCAGTATTCAGATAATGCTAAGATGGCCACTGTTGCATGGGTGCTACGTGACCAAAATGAAATAGGAGATGCTGTATCCGGCGGATTGAGAAGTATGGACTTTTACCGGCCTATAGGTGCCGAAGCTTTCAGGATAGAGCCGCCTGTATTTACACACAAGGAACTGCTACACTTGGAAGCGCAGGTGCCGCGTACGCGAAAGAATCTACAACTTGCTGGAGTGCCAGATACCGATTTACAGAATTACGCAAGAATTTACAAATACTACCCTGCTTTTGTAGAAGCGGAACTTAGATAGCAGTAATTAAGCGAGTTCGTAAAAGAGATAAAAGACTGTGAGAGACATAGGGTGAAACGCTATTGCCTATCATGCGAAAGCTATGCCATTTAGTTTCATGGAACTGGAACCAATCAGGAAACCCTTGGATGCGCGCCGCTTCTCTTATGGTTATAACCCGAGATTTTGCAGGATGAATTGGACGAACTGCTTGATGTGACCCTCTCTCTTTACCTGTTCCAGCTCTGAGCACTATACATGGGTCATGCCATGTCAGTTTTTTTGCTTTAGAGACTTTATCTATGCCTCCTGGCAGCAGCGCATCCATACGTTTAATAATATGCTCAGCATGAATAGTATCCTGTAGCCCTGAAACTGCTTTTCCCACTTTATCGCGTTGGATATGTGTTGAAAGACCAATAGGGGGTGCTAGTCGAGCACGGCGCGCATAATTTCCTTTGTCTCCTTCTTCAGGTTCCGTTATGTAATCATGCCATCCATCACCATCTTTATCATCTTCAGGGCTTGGCAAGTCGTGAATTGCATGATGGACGGTGACTGGTGTGGTTTTTTCTGTCGCACGTATATCAGCTTCTACCAAGGAATTTACTCTAGTTGGGTCATAACCAATAATGACAGCCCTCACACGCCTAGTTGCAGCTCCGTATAGATTAGCATTAATCAGAATGGGGCCTACAATTTGATAAGTGCCTCTTACACGCTTTAGACCTTCTTCTATAATACCACTGTACTTTTCAGACATGATATTAGGAACATTCTCCATTATGAAGAATGCAGGTGAGGCATAGGATACAAAATCAAAATATTTTACTAATAAATTGTTTCTTGGGTCTTCTGCGTTTCGATGGCCCATAATACTGAATCCTTGACAGGGTGGACCACCTATAATCCCGGCCAACTCCCGAGGTTTTATTTTAGCTTCTTCTAGCAGTTGGTGTGGTTCAGTATTGCTAAGGTCTTTAATGAGTAGGTTCGCACTTGGAAAATTTGTGCGAAATGAGGATGTTAAATCAGGGTCACAGTCCACTGCAAAAGCGGTATGGAAGCCAGCGAAATGTGCACCTAAGCTAAAGCCGCCAGCTCCGCAAAAGAGGTCACCAAGTCGGGGTAGTTTGCTTGGTTGTGAGTCATCTGAACCGGCTTTATGCTTTTTTGCCTTCAT